CGGCCTTACCTGATAAATTGGTATTGCGCACATCAGTATAAAAATTCAGGCAAAACTCATTTTTCTGCATTTTTATTACTGTGTTCAATACCAAGATAACGCAAAAATCTCAAAGCGAATTTTATACGATTGCAGATGTGACTGGTGTAAGTACTGGACAGGTCACAGATGGTTACCACAATGTAAGCAAAATGAGCAACGGACAGTTTCGGTACTCTGCGCATTTTACATGCTATCCATCTGCTATCCCGAACGGAAATATTGTTGGATATCTTCCTGAGAGCGCGAATCCTTATCAAATTGTATACGAATATACTTACGATATTACGAACCAAAAATGGGTGCGTATTCGGATTGGCAATAGCGACAGGAGCATCCAGCTAATGAATCTTGATGGTACGAATGTAACATCCCAGCGAGTAGAGCTCGAATATCATATTGATTTTTAATCCACTATATTCACCACCATTTTTTCACGAACAGCGCATCTGCGGAAATACCCTGCGGGATTATTTTCTGCTCATTTCGGTCATTGCCCACGAAACAAGTCAGGACGTTTGAAGATGACGCTATGTAACATGCGTATGCAACGTTCCCATTGCTTTTTACATTGGTAACGCATAGAAACATATAGCCATCCGGTACAGTAATCGGGATACGTATCTCCTGTCCACCATTAGGCGCAAGAGTTATGGATTGTGAATATGTAAATGTTTTTATAACCAATGGGTTAATTAAATTGGTATAACACACACTAAATACGAAAATTCAAGGCCCGAAAGGGTCTTTTTATATACATAAAAATACATAAATCAAAGAAAGAAGGTATTATCCATGGAAAAAATTAGAATTGGAAAGGAAAAACGACGGTATGAAATCAGCAGTATCCGGCCAGAATCGGCCAACGTCCTGGAAATCGTCTTTACCGACGCAATCCCGGCCATATGGGGAGATATTACAATCTATACTGATGATGGCACAGAGGCCACCACCCTGTACGGCTATGAGACGATGTGGAAGCAAGAAGGAAGTAGGGTATGGCTATCCAACGACGGAAGCGTATACACACCTCCGGCCCCTCCGGAGCCAGCGGAACCGCCAGAACCATATGTGCCGACACTGGCAGAGGTTCAGGACAACAAAAAGGCCGAGGTAAATGCGGCCTGTGAGGCCATGATTGTATCAGGGGTTAATGTAACATTGGCGGATGGAACAGTGGAGCATTTTGATCTAAAGGAGCGCGACCAGCTCAACCTATTCGGTAAGCAGATACAGGTCAACGCAGGATTGGAGAGCATCGAATACCATACCGACACCACCCCTACAACCAACTGTAAGTACTACAGCAACGCAGACATGCAGTCCATCATCCAAGCGGCCATGTGGCACGTCAGCTACCATCAGACGTACTGCATCAGTCTCAAGGTATGGATTGATGCCTGCGAGGCCAAGGAAGAGGTGGAGGAGATTTTCTATGGTGCGGATATTCCAGAGCGATATCAGTCAGAGGTGCTCAAGTCATATCTTGTCCGGATAGCAGCCGAGATGGTGGTGGATAATGGTACGCCGACGAGTTAATAAGTACGCCACACTGTGGAGCATGGGAGGACTGCTGTACATAGCCTTAGAGTTACTGTGGCGCGGGTATAGTCATTGGACAATGTTTATACTGGGCGGCCTGTGTTTTATCGGTCTGGGCCTGATTAACGAGGTACTCCCCTGGGATATGCCACTATGGCAGCAGATACTTCTGGGGGCTGCCCTGATTACATTGTTGGAGTTTCTGACCGGTTGTGTGGTCAACCTGTGGTTGGGCTGGGGCATATGGGATTACAGTAATATGCAGGGTAATATTCTGGGACAGATATGCCCGCAGTATTTTGTGCTATGGATACCAGTAAGTTTGGTCGGAATTGCACTGGATGATTGTCTTAGATACAAAAAATGGGGGGAAGAACGACCACATTACAATATAGGATTTACGCGAAAATCACTGCGAATAGTGTGGCTACCAATATAAAATAGAGGTGAGGTAATGAAAATGAAATTTTTAGACAAATGTAATACTGTTTATGGAGCAGCTGTAACAATTCTTGTAACTATCCTGGGGCCGTACTGGTACATATTTGCGGGGTACCTGCTCTGCAATGTTCTGGACTGGCTGACCGGCTGGTATAAGGCCAGGAAGCTGGGACGGGAATCAAGTAAGACGGGGCTTAAAGGGATACTGAAAAAGCTGGGCTACTGGGTGATTATCCTGGTGGCTTTTTTGATGCCGAAATTATTCATCAGTCTGGGGCATGACGTCCTGAAAATCAATCTGGATTTTCTGCTTTTGCTGGGGTGGTTCACGCTGGCCTGCCTGCTGGTGAACGAAATTCGCAGTATTCTGGAGAATCTGGTGGAATGCGGTTACGATGTGCCGGCCTTTTTAATCAAAGGACTGGCAGTAACGGAGAAACTGATAAATACAGAAACAGAAAACGTCAAATAGAAGGGAGATAAGACCATGGCAAAATTAACGGGAAAACATGCGGCAAAGATTCCGGGGAATGGAGGATATCTGGCAGAGGGACCGGACCTGCAGGAAAAACAGCCTACTCCATACCTGTATGATGGACCGACAGACACACCGCATCCTGGCAAGCACCAGAGCGGTGTGGGCGGCCCTGGAGACCGCAATAACAACGGTATAGATGACAAAGAGGAGTAGGTTGCGATATCGCAACAAAATATATGTGGTCCTGGGATGTCCCAGGACCTTTTGAATGGAGGTATAATATGACCGCATTAACAAGGAGACAGGCTGTAATTGACAAATATGCTGAGATTATAGGCCGTAACATATATAGCCAGTCCCTGAGGGATTACTGCTATAAACCATATAAGGATGGAAATTATTACAGCGATTGTAGCAGCTCAATCTGCTATGCCTACAAAGAGGCAGGACAGGGCTTTGGAATTACCAATACTGCAGGGATGTACACCGCAGCCGAATTGACCACTGTAGATGCAGACATATTACAGGGAATCCCGGATACATCCAGGCTGCGTCCAGGGGATATGCTATTATTTGCAGGCACGGATGCAAGCCGGCCGAAACGGATTGGCCATGTTGAGATGTACTGTGGTAATGGTATTATCTGTGGCCACGGTTCCGGCAGGCCATCGTATAAGGACTTGGCCGCCTACTGCAGGAGCCGGTACAATTCCTGGGCCTCAGGTGGGTGGCGCAAGGGCCTGGTATGTGTGCGCAGATACATACAGGATGATATAGCGCAGGAGCCGGAGCAGCCAAAGAAATCCGGCTGGGAGCAGAGGCCCGATGGGGCCTGGAGCTTTTACCTGGGCAACACCGGGAATCCAGTTAAGAATAGCTGGTACCTGGATGAGGACGGGAAGTGGTATTGGTTCGACGGTGCCGGCACTATGGTATCCAACACATGGTATCGGTATAAAGGTGACTGGTATTATCTAGGGGCGGATGGAGCTATGGTCAGGGGCCTGCAGGCCAGCGGGGGGAAGTGGTATTTCCTGGACCAGGACGGCAAACTGGCCATGGAACCGGTAACACTTATGCCAGACCAGGATGGAGCACTACAATGGCCAGGTTTGGCTGACTAACTATTTGTCAAGACCAAAAGACATCGCTTTCTCATTTTGTTGTGAGGGCGATGTCTTTTACCAAATTTGTATTTCTCCCTGGTATTGCCCGGCTAGGGGCGGGGCGCGTCTGGGACGTTACAGCTTCGCTTTGTTTCGTGTTTTCCTTCGCTCTGCAACTTCCTTGGGCGGCAGTGCCGCCTGTTGCATTTATATCATATCAACGACTGTAAATATTTCAGAAACATTTTGTGTAATGGTAAAGCCTGCTTCAACGTTCTGGATTCCCAGGGCCGCCGCGATTTTGTTTTTGACTTCATTTCTGTTGGCTTCCATCTTTTCCTTGTACGCCACCCATTCTTCCTCACACTCATAACAATAGCGATCATTTAATATGCTTGATTCTATCCATTCGTTCATAGCATCTGAATTCAACCGAATTACAGTAGTATGAATCAGAAGGCCGCAATCCTTAAACTGTCCCTGCGCTATTACTTCGACTTTAAATTTTCCTTCTAACATGTGTATTCCTTTCTCCCCTGGAAACCGCCAGGGGACAGACATTCTATTTAAGTTTATGAATTGCGCCTATGAAAGCATGTTTTAAGTTCGCAATTCTTTCAAATTCTTTATCTGTCATGGATATACCGGAATATAACCATACAGTTTTTATACTACCATCATCGTTCAAATCATAGTGACAATATAGCATGTGGTCGGCTTGCTTCGCAGCCTGCGCCTTGCAGGCCACTTCATACCACATAGTCCGTAATTGCAGAATCTCCTTCAAGGTATCGTAACCATGAAAATTACCATCTACAAATGTGGGTATAAGTCTCATGTCCATCCTTTCTGCCCTCGTAACCTCCGGGGCGGGTATAATAATCGCGCTAAGATGTTAACGTAACCATGGTATCTACCTTTCCGGGACATCTGTAGGATTTAATATCTGGGTAGTCAAGATATTTGCTGTAACCAAGATTATATAGCTTCGTTTCTACCAATTCCACCTCTTTGTTTGAATCAACTTCTACAATATCAATTATGGACCCATGTATGATTTTCATATTCTTCTCAGCTCTCTCCCTTGGAAACCGCCAGGGGCCGGATGTGTCTTATTTTACGTTTTCGATAACGTATTTAGCACTGGTTAATGACTCGAATTGCTTTAAAAGATTATTCATCCCGTCGTGGTATTCCTCTATTGTCATCTTGCCTGAGTGAATCATATTCCGACAAATGGAATCTGTATTATCAATTTTTTTGTTTATAATAGATACTGCATAGGCTATCTGCTTTTCTGTTCCCTCTAAATTTAATTCACACTTAAATACTACTAATGGCCTCATTGAACTTCTCACTGTTATAGTGGTTTTCATATCGTTACCTCCTGTTTTTCTGTTTGCTGTTCTCTTAACTTCTGACTATATTATAACCTATTATTAGGGTATTGTCAAGATGATTTTAACCTAATTTTAGAATATTTTTTATTGACATATTTCGCTTATATGATAAGATACATTATAGGAGGTGATGATATGGTGAGATATAAGATAGATGTATTCGAAGAAATGAAAAAGCATGGTTTTAATCAGACAAAAATACAGCGGGAAAACCTGTTGCCTAAGCAAACCATGAGTAATATAAAGGCTGGGAAATCAATTACGCTCGAAACACTGAATAAAATATGTCTTATGTGTAGAAAGCAACCAGGGGATATTATAGAGGTTATTCCGACTGATGAGGAAAAAATAAAATATTATTAAAACTATTGACAATATCCTAATAATAGGGTATAATAAATATAGTTAAGGAAGAAACAAAACCTTAACGAATGGCCGGGGCAAGCCGGGGAGAGGAGGAACACATGAACGTGAACATGTCGGAAACAGCAAGATTAATATTAGGGCTGAGAAATGCCGGGTGGGATGAAAAGGACATAAACGATTTTATTCTTTACATCGAGACTGGCGAGGAACAATACAAACCACAGCAAAAAAATAAGCCTACGGAATAGGCTTAAGGGAATGAACCAAGGGAGGGCGGGCTTGCCACCGCTCCCCCGATTCAAAATTAATTATAGCAAAACATAAGGAGGATATCAATATGAAAACTTTTAAAGGATACATAAATTATGGATGTTTAGCCGCTGAGAAACGCCCCGTGTTTACCGAAGGGAATCCACAGCCAACGGCAACGGTGAGTGAACCAGTGGAATATACCGTGCCGGAAGGATGGGGGTGTGATGAAACAGAAATGGGCATTGTATTGACAGCTCCATGGGGGTGGACTTATACTCCCAACGAATTGCTGGAGGGAAAAGAAAATCCGCAGCTTCATGTAATCAGTAAAGATGGGGATGAAATGCGAATTAAATTGGAGTGGAAACACATATAAGAAATGAGGCGGGAACCGGGATATGAAAGGGCCCGCCTCATTTGGTAGGCAGTGACTACGATTTGACTACCCCACACAAGTTTTGATAAATGCAAGTATATGTCAGTACGTGGTAATATATGTTTGTGTTTCTTGATAATCCTTTAAAACAAAGGCTGTTTTGTGGCACTAGATGCAAAGATATGTTAGCACGTGTTTGCATACTGACAAACGGTGCATACGGAAAGTATTGTCCTGTTGCAAAAGAGTGTTAAATGATGATTAGGTGAGATTGGATAGTTGCCGTGTGGTGAGGCGTGAAGGCTTTTGGCTTTCGCGCCTTTTCCTTATTGATGAAACGAGGTGATGTGTTTTGAAAAATATATATTATATGCCTGTGAAAAAAGAGAATATGGAACCGCTGCGTGTGGCGGCATATTGCCGCGTCAGCACTAAGAAAGAGACGCAGTTAGCCAGTTTGGCTCATCAAATTGTGGCATATACAGAACAGATATCAGATCATCCGGGTTGGGTATTTTCAGGAGTATTCTGGGATTGCGGAAGAAGTGGATTAAGGAAAAAAGGCCGTAACGGACTGAAACATATGTTAGAAAGCGCTGCAGAGGGAAAATTCGATTACATAATCACTAAATCAGCAAAACGAGTATCCAGGAATACGGTAGAGCTATTGCAGATTATGAGATATTTGAAAGAAAGGGGGATTCAAAGAAAATTTGAGGAAGGATTATTTAGCAGTTACAAATATTTTATGGTGTATCGGTGTGTGGAAGGGGAATTGGTAATCGTTCCGGAGCAGGCCAAAATAGTAGAATTGATTTTTGAGTTATATTCAAAGGGTTACACATTTTCGCAGATAAAAAACACTTGGAGGAAAGTGGTATAAAAACGGTAACAGGCAAAAAGGTATGGAGTGCAAATGTAATCCCGCAGATGCTAAAGAATGAGAAATATAAGGGAGACATGATGCTTCAGAAAACATTTACGGAGGATTATCTGAATGGAATACGAAAGAAAAATATTGGACAGCGTACCAGATATTATGTGAAAGGAAGTCATCCGGCTATTATTTCTCCGGAGATATTTGATAAGGTGCA